CAATAAAAATTATGTAGTAGCTATATTTGATGACCCAAACTTTTCATCTAAAAATATGACTATACAAGAAAAACGAGCAGAAATTACAGGATTCTTTACTAGATTTAAATATTTTGGTCCTATTATATATGGTAATTCAATTAATGAAGTATTAGATAAAGCACTTGAGCATAATGTTGAGTTTTGTGTAGCACAGTCTGTAGGACATATAATAAAAGAAGGAAGTTTCTTTAGACTGCTTGAAAAATGGATGGAAAAAAAGAATTTTTTTGTTACTGGGCATATTATGGACAAAGAAATTCCTAATAGTAATTGGGCAGAAGGAAATGGATATTATGGTCTACACAAACAGTGTATATTAGTTAATTTAGATTACTATAAAAAATTTAATAAACCTGTATGGGGAGATGCTAAACATAAACTAGATAAACCAGAACACCTAGCCGCAGCAAATAGACATGCTAAAGATATTCATGATGATTATACTCCACTATCTTTAAGACCTGCAGAAGAAACAAAAGTATGTACTCCTTTAGTGAGTGGTTGGAATTTTATAAATACTAGTTTAGAAAATGGACTTACTGTATATAATTTTCATCCTAAAGTTCGAGACGCAAAACAATTTGTTTATCCTACAAGCAGTATAGAAGACTTACAAAACCAATTATCTTGGATTAATAACATTGTAAATTACGCACCCCAATGTGTATTTTTATGGAATACAGAAACTTACTTAGATCTTAAATATTGTAAATTAGATAAGCCTATTAAAAATTTATATACTCTAGCAGCAAGTTTTAAACCTCATATGATATTAAACACTTTTGGTTTTGAAGAGGATACTATAGTAAATTTTTATGATTATAGTAAACCTGCATTAGCGTATAAAAATATGATGTTTAAGTATTGGGATGGAGAAGACTACCCTTCTTTTATAAATTGGGCAAGAAAACAATACTCGTTTAACGAAACACACGGCACTATGACAGAAAATGAAACAGATCAGAGTCTATGGCAACGTGAAATTAATTGGTGGGGAAGTGAAGCAAATATTAAAGAACATTGGTATAGATATAAAAAGTTAAAACATACATTTACTCATGTAGATATTTGTAAAGATCCTACACCTATAACTAATAGAATAGTAGCAGATACCAGTAGTTTAATTTGGTGGAGTAATGCATTTCATACTGTAAACGCACACTATCTTCAAGGATTACAAGGTGTTACAAACAGTTATAATACATGGATTAATCAAATTAAAATAAATAATCCTGACATATGGATTTTAGGTAAAGATTTTATGGATAAACCTATTGAAGGGAATCAGATTAAAGATTATGTTGTTAAAAACTAAAACAAGATTAAAATTTGATAATAACTGGGTTAAACAGTTAAAATTTGTAGAACATACAGACCAAGATTTAGCGGGTCATGTAGACGCTATTTCTATTAAAAGTGAATCAGGTAGTGTATTTGATTTTTATAGATCTAATCCTTTAGAGAACCCTGATGATTTTAAATATACTGCGCTATATAACAAAATACCAGAAGTTAAAAAATTAGTAGATCATTTTCAATTACAAACTACTAGAGTGAGAATACACAGACAACTTCCAGGTCAAGAAATTCCTTTACATACTGATGGTAATAATACCGCAGTAAAAGATAAAAATGATTATATGATTAGAAGTATTACCGCGCTCACTGCAAGTAAAGATTTTATATATAAATTTATAGATACAGAAAATAAACGTAGAGTTCAATGTCTAGAACAAGGGGAAACAATATTTTTTGACCCTGACTTAGTAGCACATGGAATGTCAAATGAGTCAAAAACAGAAACTAGATATGCTTTAGTGCAGATATTTAAGTTATACCCAGTTACAGCTTGGGCAAGAGATTTTATAAACACTGAAAAAGTAGTAACAATATGAATATAGACTTTGGTACAGCATTTCATAAACCAAATGGTAATGCAGTAAAAGTGACTATCAATGAATTTAGAGATAAATTATATTTACATATAAGAGATTACACAATGGATGGAGACACAGGACAGTGGTTTCCTACTAAAACAGGATTTTCTATTCCGGCAGATGAAGTTAGTTCTTTAATACCTTTACTAAATGACGCAGCAGAAGCTGTTGCTCAGAGATATATATGGAATAATCAATTGGAATTAGAATTTGAAGAATTGGAGAATGAATATGAGTATTAAAGCTTGGAATGATGAGCAAGAAGTTGAATTAACTAGACTTTATTTAGAAGAAGAAATTAAAGATGTACATGAACTAGCTGCTATATTTGAAAAGGGTTATAGAAGCGTGATAAGTAAATTAGTACAGCTTAAGATATATGAAAAACCTGAACTTGAAGAAGAAGATAAGTCATTAACTGTAAAAGTTATGCTGAGAGAACTTGAAGAAATACTAGGAGTAGAAGTAATTGGAACTAATTTAAATAAAAAAGAAAATTTAAGTAAGTTGTTAGAAGCTATCAAAAAGAAGATTGGCTAATGGGAACACTTAAACCAGGTGTACCATTATCCTATGAACGAGTAGGTGGTGTAGTGTATGGTAGATACCACGGAACAACGGATAGATTTAAAATTGGAGAAGAAATGAGACCAATATCACCAAATGATATAAAACCAGAGCCACATAGAGTTGGTTGGGATTCTGCTGCTAGACCTGCTCATAACCAATATACACAAGAAGAAATAGAAGATTTAGGTTTTAAAGTGGTTATGGAACGTCAAGAAGATGGTTCTATAAATATTGGACCTAAAACAAATGTGTATAAGTTTAATGAAGATAAACTGATAGAAGAGTTTACAGACTATATTGATAGCACTTATGCATCACACTATAATACCAACAAAATTCAATCTATGGAAAATATTATAGACAAAGGTCATGGCACTGGATTCTGTATGGGCAATGTTGATAAATATGCAAGTAGATATTTAAATAAAGGTACTAGAGATGATGCTCGTAAAGATTTAATGAAGGTGTTACATTATACACTTCTTCAATTACATATACATGATAATAACTTATAAGGACTACTCATGAAATATATCGTAGATATTGATGGCACTATCTGTCGTGCACATCAATTACCCAGTGGTAAATGGGATTATCAAAATCACACACCTATTGATGGAAGAATTACTAGAATAAATAAACTATATGAAGAGGGTCACACTATTAAATATATGACTGCAAGAGGGGCAGTTAGTGGTGTTGATTACTATGAAATGACTAAAAATCAATTAGATAGTTGGGGTTGTAAATATCATGAACTGTCAGTTGGTAAAAAAGAACACTACGATATTTGGGTAGATGATAAAGCTCATAATTCGGAAGTATTCTTTAAATGACAACCAGTATGAGATGGTTTGCTAATCAGTGGCAAACTCAAGAAGTTGACGAAACTGTGGTAAACAGAGTCTTAGCAGCTAAAAATGTATTAGACATTGGCTGTGGACATAATCCTTATAAAAAATTCGCTACAGGTAACTTTTTAGGTATTGATGCTTATATTGATACAGCAGATAAACATATAGATTTTTTAAATTTTAGAACTAAAGAAAAGTATGACCTCATAATTTCTTATGGGGTTTTTCACTTTCATAGTTTAGATTTAATAGATATGCAACTTAAAAAAACTATGAAGCTACTTACTCCAGATGGTGTATTATGTATGAAAGTAAATCCTAACTGTCCTAATTTTGATGGTTCTATATTACCGTGGTACAATAAATGGACAAAATCTCTTGCTTACCACTATGGGGAAGTGTATAATAAAAAAGTTAAAAATATGAGGGAAAGTACTCGTGGGAGATTTAAATGGGAATATGAATAGGCAACTATGGAATATTATATTGTAGTATTACTATTAGGTGTTTTTTATGGATTCTTAGTAGGCTTAATACCTGTAGCTGGAGCTACAACAGGACTTATTGCCGTATATAGTTTTGTAAGTTACTTTCATGATCCCTATATGTTAGTGGTATTTACTACAGCTATTGTAGTTACAAGTAGTATAGGTGATACCTTCTGTGGTGTAGTTATGAATATACCTGGAGCAGGAGGCGCTGCCGCTACTATGGTAGATGGTTTTCCCATGAGTCGTAGAGGAGAAGCTGCAAGAGCGCTTAGTGCTGCAATCAGCACAAGTTGGGTTAATGGTCTTATATGGGGATTGTTAGTTTTTTTGTTCTTACCCTACTACACCAAAATAGTTCTATATTTTGGTACAGCTGAGATGTTTGGGTTCTTGATCTTTGCAATGACTTGTGTTATATTTATCAGTAGTAAATATTGGTTTAGAGGAGTTATAGCGCTTGTTGCAGGAGTACTATTAGGATTAGTAGGAATGGACCCTGATACTGCTGCATCTAGATGGATAACAGTTATACCACAAATTAATTTAGATACATGGTCTTTAACTTTTACTGACTGGGAGTATATTGAAGCTGGTATACAAATGATTCCGGTTATGGCAGGTGTTCTTGCATTTCCTGAGTTAGTAAGTGCTTATAGAATGACCACAGAAAAAGTTACTCTAACAAAAGGTGTCATTAAAGAACAACTTATTCAAGGCATAAAAGATAGTTGGAAATATAGAATAGACGGATTGCGTGGTGGATTTATTGGCGGATTTGTAGGATTGATACCAGGAATCGGAGGTAATATCGCAGATTGGTTTGCATACTCTCAAACAGTAGCCGTTAGTAAAAAAGAAGGTCATCCAGTAGGTCAAGGAAATGTACGTGGAGTAATTGGTTGTGAAGGCGCAAATAACGCTCAAAAAGCAACTTCATATGTACCTACAGTATTATTTGGTATTCCTGGAGCACCTTTTGAAGTAATAGTAATGGGTCTACTTATGTATGTAGGACTTGAACTTGGAACTCCAGCAGTTCTTGAAGATCAACGATTCTTTGATGTATTATTAAGTAGCTACTTATGGGCATTAGTAATTATACTACCTATTTCCTATGGATTTATTAGATATGCGGTATATATAACAAATATACCTTTTAAATATTACTTTTGGCCGATATTAGCAAGTTTAGTATGGACTAACTCGCAGTATACAGGGTTATTTGATGATTATCTTATGTTTGCTATGTGCTGCGCGGCAGGTGTGTTAATGAAATATTTTAAGTTTAGCCGTGTTAGTTTTTTGATAGGATTCATCCTATCCCACAGAATAGAAGCAAGTTGGGTACAGTTTCATACTTTTGGATATGGTTGGGAAGATTTACTTTTAAAACCCTTACCTGCTACGTTTATTGCATTAGCTATAGCAGCAAGTATATGGGGTTTATTTTTTAACAAAGCCAGAATTGACTTTGTATAACGCATCAATATAGGAGAATAGTAGATGCATCTAAGAAATATTTTAATGAGTACAGTAACAGCTGTAGCAATGACTGCAACAGCAGCTTTTGCAGAGATTACAGTTGTGAATCCACAAAAGCCAGGTGGTGGTACTACTGTATGGACTGAGATTATTATGAAGGAGCTTACAAAGCATTTAGGCGAACGCATTGTACTACGTAATATCCCAGGAGCAAGAGATATTCCTGGAATTAATAAATGGCATAATGATCTACGCTTTGACGATAATACAATCGTAGTTACCCATGGAGGTAATGGTGTATCATTCTTACAAGAAAATGTAGACTATAACTACGCAGATTATGATTCAATTGGTCTTATGAATCTAAATATTATTATGGGTAAAGTAAAAGGCGCTGATATGGATAAGCCTGTATTCGCAGGTACATCAGGAGCAGTCCCAGAAGCATTTGCTATGGCTATGATGATTTGTGGACCTGATCAGACAATGGATCAATATATTAAGTGTTTTGGAGAAAATGTACGTTGGGTAAAAGGTATGAGCGGTGGAGAACGTCGTTTAGCATTTAAACGTGGTGATCTAACAGGTTCGCGTGAAAATCCTGCAACATATGCTTTGCATATTGAACCAGACGAAAATGCAGAATTATGGTTTCATCACGGCTTGCTTGATCCAGTAACAGGTAAGCATGTAGACGATCCAAACTTTCCTGGTGCTCAGTTTGAAATTCAATTTAAAGAGCGTTATGGTGTAGAACCAAGTGGTGAGTTTTATGATGCATATGTACTTGTTAAATCATTTCGTGATGGATTGCAAAAAGCAATTTGGATTAATAAAGGTAACCCAGAACTTAGAGATAGAATTGTAACAGCTATGCGTAAAATGGCAAGTGATCCAGAATCTGTAGCAGCTATTGAAGCAAAGAACGGTAAGTATGATTGGTATATTGGTGAAGATGGAGACCAAATGCGTGATACTCTTATGACATTTATTACAGAAGATGCTCTTCGTAATTTAGTTAGATTCAATAGAGAAGCATTAGGATTAAACTCTGTATTAAAAGAAAATCTATTTCCTCAGAATCGTTAATATATAAAAGAGGGGGCAGTATCTGTCCCCTCAACTATAGGAGAATAATATGGAAAGTAACTGGGAAAAAACAGCACCAAGAACAAATTATCATTTTGATGCATTTAAAAATGATCCAGCATATGATGGTATGCGTTATATAGGAAAATTTGTAGGTGATTGGAGCAATGAATTAAAAGAAACTATTGATAATAGTAAAGAAATTACTTGGCGCACTAGAAATCCTCTTGATAATCCAAAAGGATTTAGTGAAGACTATGTAGCAGAAGAACTTGATCTAACTAAAACAGGTGCTCCAGCAGATCTCGTACTAACTAATTTAGAGTATACTTTACTTCCTATATTTGATCGTATGGTAGATGCATTACATTTACTACCTGGAGAAGATAGATCTATACAAAAACGTATACATGTACAGCATCCAGGACAAGTATGGAATCTACATATTGATAAATTAGAAAAGTGGCATAAAAATGAACCACATAAGGTATACCGTTTTATGGTTATGCTTAACGATTGGGAACCAGGCCACTTTATACAGTATGGTAATTATATACATACAGGTTATCGTGCAGGTGAAATTTATAGTTTTGATTGGTATAACTCACCACACTGCACAGCTAACGCAGGACGTGGACCACGTAGTACATTATTAGTTACTGGCGTAGCCACACAGAAAATGCATATGTTATTTTCAAAATATGATAATAAAATAGAAATATGAAACAACTGACAATAGCAGTTGGCCCACAAGGAAGTGGAAATCATTTGTATGCAAAACTATTCGGTAGTAATAAAAATATCTATGGGTGGCAGAGTTTACAAGAAAAATACTGGGAAGGGCACGACATGGAGCCTTTCTCAGACTATTGGCAGAATCCTGAATTTTTATTAGATTTTGATACTTCTACACATAATTATTTCTATACAAGTATGGGGTGTCCTTATGTGTTTGACGGAGACACACTAATACCCGATTTTGAAACTTTTCATTATTATGCTACACAAGTATTTAGTAATGTTAATTATATAATTATAGGTAGGGACAAAAATATACTACGGCACCAGCAAAGCAGAGTAAGAAATAACATTACTTTCCCGAAACTTATTAAAGAATTAGACTTTTTTTTAACTAAGTCTCATATATTTGTTAGTCAAGAACTTATATACTTATATGGTATAAAGTATCTTAATAGTATTGAGGACTCATTAGGTATTCCTCGTAATAATAATATAGATAAAATTAATGAAATATTAATAGAAGATCAAAATTATAAATATATGCAGTATGTAGAGTATACAGAACTTGATGACTTAGTAAAACTTGCCAGTAAAAAACGAGGCGGACTTTAGTATTGGAAGATATAGAAAAACTTATTGGTGCAGAAAGATCACTAGTTAGTAATAATTATTTTAGTAAATTTTTAAATACAGTTACTGATCAAATTATCATAGAGTACCGATCAAGATCTGGAGGTAATTTAGTACAAAGAATTATAGCTAGTGATTCAAAAAATATATATTGGGATAAATTTATTAATAATTCTACAGAAGATAGTATAGATCCTATATATTGGCCTATAAACGGTTTTCGTCCTCAAATACCTCACACAATATCGCCAAAAGATCAACAATTACACACTTGTCATACAGGCGGTAGTTTAATGCATATGGGAGATAGGGAAGAACTTACATCTTTATTATCTCTAGTAAAAAAAGCAGAAAAAGTAAATAAAAGATTAACTATCAGATCTCATAATAAATTACGTAAGTACAATAAAAATATGACAATAATAAGAGTGGTAGGTAATAAAAAACAACTAGGAAGAAACTTACAAACATTAAAAGAGTTTTTTGAACCTGTAAATGAGCCTAATACACATAATGTAAATATAAATAAATTAGTATCAGAAGACTATGAATTATTTTTATGTGAATATACTAATTTATGTAAATTTTTAAATATAAATATGAATACACATAAAGTAAGAAAATTTATAGAAGAATGGGTTGCAAGACAGTAAGATATGACACCTTCTAGAAATATTTTAAAAAAATTAGAAGATAAAGCACTTATAGTAGAGTATGTAAGAGGGTCTGGAGGAAACTTAGTTCAAAGAATTATAGCTAGTGATAATAAATTTTATTGGGATGCTGATATAAATAATAGTTTTTGCAAAGAAAGTAATCCTATATATTGGCCAGAAAAAGGATTTATACCTCAACAAAAGTATGTAAATAATAGTGCTTGTGAAAGTGATTATTCATTTTTTGAGGTAGTAGTATACACAATAAAAGGAAAAAGTTTATTGTTAAAAGCTTTAAAAGATAATAAAATGTTTTCTTTTAAGTCACACGACAGCTTAAGGCATTTAAACAATAATATAAAAATAATTAGAATTGTTGGTATAAATAAATTAGAAGACAGGCCTATAATATATGAAACACATCCTTTTAGAGAATTTTATAAACCAGTAAAGCATCCTAATACATATAATTTAAATATAAATAACTTAGTTGATGAAAACTATGATATATTTGAAAAAGAATATTTAGCTTTATGTAATCAGTATAAGTTTACTCCTAATACCAAACCAGTAAGAGATT